CGGCTGTCGGTCAACGCGCCTGCAGCGCTGTTCAACAACGCCGGCACATCCTTCCAGATGGTGCTGAACAAGGCGGCGGCGGCGAACGATGCGCTGCTGGTGTTCCAGACCGGTTTCAGCACGCGGGCGATCCTCGGCACCGGCGGCTCGGACGATTTCACGCTGAAGGTCAGCCCGAACGGATCGACCTTCTACGACGCAATGATCGCGGATCGCAATTCCGGTCGGATGCGCTTTCCGGTTGGCGTGGCGCTCGACCCGCTGGCGGCTGATCCCGGCACGCCCTCGGACGGCTGGCTCTGGTTCAACAGCACCGCCGGGCAGTTGCGTGCCCGGCTCGGCGGGATCACCCGGTCCCTGGCGGACGAGGATTTACCCTGGCTTTCGCCAGTCGCGGGCGACTTCCTGCTCACCACGACCGGCGCGGGTGAGGCCGCACCCGGCACGCTTGCGGGCGTGGCGAACCAGTTCGATCTCTTCCCCTTCAGCCCGCGCGGCGACGTCACGCTCGACCGGCTGGCGATCAACTGCACCGGGGCAGTCGCTTCGGCCCTGGCGAAGATCGCGGTCTATACATCTGACGCGAACGGCCGCCCCGACCAGCGCCTGACCGAGACCGGCGATCTGGACTGTTCCACCACCGGCACCAAGCTCGCGACGGTGTCGCTGACCCTGCGCCGAGGCACGGTCTATTGGATCGGTGTGCGGCACAATTCCACCGCCACGCTCTCCGCCTGGGCCGCGACGGCGACCCCCGACATCAACGGCGGTGCCATCGCGACGACCGCCCGCAAGGTGCTGCGCCGGACGCTGACTTATGCGAGTGCCGCGCCTGCCAGCTGGGCCTTCGTGTCGGGCGAGATCAACGCAGGACCCGCCACCGCCGTCTGGCTGCGTGCGGCATGACATTTCGTCCCATCCCATTCCAAAGGAGTCCCGCATGACCGAACGCCCTGATCTGATCAACTGGCTCTGGACCGAGCCGGGCAAGGCCGCCTTGGCCGGGGCCCTTGGCGGCATCGTCCGCTGGGTCACACTGCGCGAACACTGGCGGGACGGCGTGCTGTCCCTCCTCGTGGGCGCAATCTGCGCCGTCTATCTCGGCCCGCTCGTCGCCCCGATCCTCGAGCCGGTGATCGGCAAGCTGGCCCCGGGCGGCGACAGCGCCGGGTTCTCGAGCTTTGTCGTCGGCATCGGCGGCATGTCGATTTCGGGGCTGATCATCGACATCTTCCGCGCCCGCCGCGCCGATGCGGCCAGGACCCGCGCCAGCAACACTGATACCGCCCGGAAGGACGACGATGCGCAGCCGTGACCTGCCCACCCTCCTGCGCCGCGAGGGCCGGGTCTGGCTCGTCGCCCTCGCCTGCGGCGTGGTGCTGTTCCTGATCCTCTGAACCGCACCCGCTTTCCATCTCGGACACCCCGCCCGCCCTCCGGCGTGCTTTTCTTTGGAGACCAAATATGACCGGACCCCCGATGATCTTCCAGGGCGCCGCGCGCCATCCCGTGCGCGAGATCATCCTGCATTGTAGCGCCACGCGACCGGAATGGATGGGCAACGCCCCCCTCTCCGCCAAGCTTGCGGAAATCCGGCGCTGGCACAAGCAGGATCGGGGCTGGCGCAATATCGGCTATCACTGGCTGATCGACTTCGACGGCCAGCGCGCCGCAGGACGCCCCGAGACCAACATCGGCGCGCATGTCGTGGACCATAACCGTGGCACCATCGGCATCTGCCTGATCGGTGGGCACGGGGCTGATGCCGACGACACGTTCGCCGTGCACTTCACCTCGGCGCAGGCACGGACCCTCCGCGCCCTGATCGCCGATATCCGCAGCCGGACGCAGATCGGACGCGTCACCGGCCACAACGATTATGCCGCGAAAGCCTGTCCGGGCTTCCGCGTCGCGGGCTGGATTTAGGTCCGCCTGCCACTCCCTCCCTTCCCCCAACCCAACCCAAACCCGCGGCGCGGTGCCGCCGGGCCTGGCGCACCTGCGCCCCGAAAGGAGACTTCGATATTGTCCACAATCGACGGATACAAGACCTACCTCGTGATGGCCGCCCTGTTGGCGGTGGTCGTTTTGGAAAAGGGACTCGGCCTGGACGTGCCCGGCGTCGCCCTCGGCGAGGACTGGATGCTCGTGGTGATGAACGCCATCGGCCTCGGCACCCTGCGCCACGGCATCCAGAAAAGCGGGCTCTGACCAGCCTGCTATCACCTCCGCTCAGCGATTTAGCGCCCCCTCGGTTCCGCCGGGGGGGCGTTTGCGCTTGCGGCCCCCCCCTGCATCGAGGCCCGTCATGACCAAGCCCTTAACCTACCTCAGCGTCTGCAGCGGGATCGAGGCGGCCTCCGTCGCCTGGGAACCGCTCGGCTGGCGGCCGGCGGGTTTCGCCGAGATCGACCCCTTCGCTTGCCATGTGCTGGCGCACCGGCAGCAAGCGACCCGGCCCCTGTTCATGCCAGAACCCGGTGCCGCCTCTGGCTTTGTCGAGCGCCGCAAGCGGATGGCCGCAATCAAGGCGGTGGCCGGGCTGCCCGATCCGGGCACCGCAAACCTCACCCCGAACTTCGGCGATCTCGAAGCTTACAGGAACTGGCCCGATGCAGCTTTCGATCTTCTCGTTGGTGGAACCCCCTGCCAGTCCTTCAGCGTCGCGGGACTCCGACAGGGACTGGACGATCCGCGCGGCAACCTGGCCCTCGTCTATCTGGGCGTGGCTGACCGATACCGGCCCCGTTGGCTGGTTTGGGAGAACGTGCCCGGTGTCCTGTCATCGGGCAAAGGACGGGATTTTGGTGCCTTCCTCGGGGGTCTGGGCGAACTCGGGTATGGCTGGGCCTACCGAGTGCTGGATGCTCAGCACGTGCGAACATGCCGCTTCACCGGTGCCGTTCCCCAGCGACGGCGACGTGTGTTCGTTGTCGGATATCTTGGAGACTGGCGACCTGCCGCGGCGGTTCTTTTTGACGCCGAAAGCCTGCGCGGGAATCCTCCGCCGGGCCGTCGGTCGCGGCAAGACGCTGCCCCCACCCTTGCAGCGCGCCCTTCAGGCGGTGGCGGGCTTGGGACCGACTTCGATCTCGACGGCGGGCTGATCCCTACGGTGTCGAGCGCGCTGGCGGCGCGGGATGCAAAGCTGCCGAGGGCGGAGGACAATGTCGGGATCATCCCGGTGGCGCATTCCCTGCGCGCCGGCGGCTTCGATGCGAGCGAAGACGGCACCGGGCGCGGCACCCCGCTGGTGCCGATTGCCTTCTCGGCCAAGGATTACGGCGCCGACGCCGGCGATACCGCACCGACCCTGCGGGCGATGGGGCACGGTGCGAGCCATGCGAACGGCGGCGGCCAGATCGCCATCGCCATTCAGGAACGCGCCGTCAGCGAGAACCCCGCCGCCGGGCCGGATGGGGTCGGGTTCCGACAGGACGGCGCGGCCTACACCCTTGAGGCCCGGAACGTCCCGCAGGCGGTGGCCTTCGATTTGCGCGGTCGGGAGGGCGGCGCGATGCCGGAGGGTCCGCATGAGACCGCCAGCATGCGCGCCGCGTCCGGTGGGTCGTCCCGAAGCTATGTGGCGCAGGAGGCTGATGAACTGGTTTGGGCCGTCCGGCGGCTCACGCCGCGCGAATGCGAACGTCTGCAGGGTTTCCCCGACGACTATACTGATGTGCCTTGGCGCCGACGGAACTGGACCCCGGACGGGCCGCGCTACAAGGCGCTGGGCAACAGCATGGCGGTCAATGTGATGGGATGGCTGGGGGAGAGGATCGAGATAGTTGAGGGCTCTCTGGAGCAGTCTCATCCGGACTGA